CAAGACCAAAGCAGGAATATGTACGTTACATGTGTCAATTTCGTCCAGAGCAATATGACAAACTAAAAAAAGCAAGTGAAGATGGTATACCTATGGCATATCACATCAGACTTGCTGTTGATAATTACTTCCAGGAACTTGGTTAAATCAATAAATCATTAAATCTTTTTTCAGCTTCTTCTGCTATCTCAGGTAAGTATCCAAGTTCAGAATTTTGCTCTATCTCACTTAACTTGTCCTGAGTGAGATTATTAGCAACCATATAATCAATCCAAGCTTCATCAAACAGTTGTTCTTTTAATGAATCGTTGTTTATATCACTCATAATCCGTCATGCCATTTAGTACCGAAACTACTCATCATTTCATAATCATTAGGTTCATAATCTTCATCATCCTCATCTATTTCTGGTTCTTCTATCTCAGGATATATACCTGCATTGCGTAGATCGTTTATTGCATTCTCTTCATGCATGTGATCTATAGCTGGTTGATGATCTCTTAAAAATGAATCCATAATGTTTTCGTTAGCGAATTTTCGTGTTTGTTTATTTTTTAATAAAGTATTTAAGTCTGTCTTCATATTTTTCTATCTTCTCTAAAGTTTCTTCATCTTCCTTATTTTCATATTCATCACAATACTTATCGTATTGTTCCATATTTCTATTAAACATTCTTTCCATCAAATCAATTTTAATTTGATATTCACTAATAAATTCTGCCTTTCTATCCTCTTCCCAGGAAACTATATCAGGTTCATTGATGACCTCATCATACCAACCATAATAAGTTGATTTATGTACACCATCAAACTCTCTCATGCATCTTTTAACTACTTGATTCCTATTGAGTTTTCTAACTCTGATAAGTTCTTTCATTCTTTCCTTGCATGATTCCTTATTAGGATTTTCTTTTACCATTTCAAGCAATCCTATAACCTTCAGTTTGTAATTGTATCGACCAATCTTTAATAGATTCCCATGTAACAATAATTTCATCCATACATAAACCTTCTGATGCATGACATACAACTAAAATTTCATGAATGTTTTGAATATCTACTGCCCAATGTGAGATCCTCCATTTTCTGCCATTAGGATCAGTAATTAGAGCATGATTTAAAGTTTCAAGTCTAATCTGTGAGTTTTTTAATACTTTCACTTATTCAACCTCCTCATCCTGATATTTGTATTCTTTGTTGTAGTGCTTTTTATGATTGTTAAATTGTTCTTCAGATAGCACTCGAAATAAATCAAATATATCTTCTGATTCAATTAACTTTTCTGCATGATCCTGATCTTTATGTTTATCACAATCAATGCCAAGATTATTTTTGAATAGACACCAGTGTCCATTCTCATCATGGAATAATTGATAAACACCAAGTAAACTTAAACTTGATTTTGTGTTGGCTCTTGATTCATCATAAGCATCAAAAAATTTAGCTTGAATAAATTCTGATTCAGTTCTTTTCTTTTTGTTGTTAGTCATTATTTATTCTCCTTAGTTTTTTTATTGAATAACCTGTCATACTTTTTTGACAGCATTTCTTTATCACTGTTTTTTCTCATAGTTTCAACAGATTTTTCAAAAGGGTTTTTATCAATTTCTTTCTGTAAATCAGCAACCTCAATACAATGATTTAATTGTTCTTTTTGTATTAATTCCATTGATAATTCATGCTTGCCATCTTCATAATCGAGATCTGATTCAAGCTTTTCTTTAGATATTTGATAAGAATATATTCTATATATTTTTGTGGTTTGCCTTTCATGTAATTTTCTGATTCTGTCTAGATTATCCCAATGGATTTGAACCGCTTTTTGATGTTCAGTTTTAATCCATTTTTCTTTTTTGGATTCATTCATGGGTTTTGTTTCATTCATGATTAATTAATTTAATAAACTATGTATATATGATATCATAAACATATATTTATGTATACCATTCATGTCAAATATAAAGAGGTTCATTCATGACCATGACATTCATGATTCTATCGAGTTCAATTCATTCAGAATTAATAAAAATCATTTAATTAATACTCAAAATATTGACTTTGATATATTATTTAAATTTTTATTTTTATATTTTTTAAAATCTAAATAATATATATATTTTTTTTATTTATACCTTGGCCAGTTGTTTTTTATTTCTATTGATAACCTTCAAAGCTTCACCAGCTAATGATCCTTTTTCCTGTATACCATGAAGTAATAAACCAAATCCATTCTTACCCTTATCCTGATAGCAGTGACTATCGTCAGTATCTATCGATAAACCTAGTCTTATTGCTTCAGCTTCACTAAATACAACTTTAGAAAACCTTTTAAAATTATCTTTTATTAAATAATCATACTTACCACCATAAGAACATGTTAAAAATATATTTTTAGGCAATTCATTATTAAGAAATAATTTTAAAGATTTACTATAACAATAAAAAATTAAATCTTTATTCATTTTAGCTACATTCTTAAAAGCCTCTAAATATAAAGGATGATAAAAATCACCACTCTCATGTATCCTAACCTTATTAACATTCTTCTTTTTAACTTGTATCGATTGATTTATTAATTCAGTTAATCCTTTTAAATCATTGTTCAATACATAACCATTAATTAAATCAAAATTATATTTTCTACTTTTATAAACATTAGGATATCTCAATTCTTCACTGGCAGCAAAGCAAGTAAAAATACAATCATTACCACGTTTTAATGTTCTTTTATTATCCTTATCTATTTCTACAAATGATTTGCAATTATTAGCACCTGGACACGTACGCCCAGCGGGTAAAGATAATATCAAAGTATCTTTTGATAGCTTTTTATTACCCTTACTCATTTTGAGTAAGTTCATGTTTTAATTAATAAAATAAGTTTTTAATTGAAAGTAATAAATACTTTCATTAAAAGGATTAAATTAATAATCCTTTTAAAGTAAGTATCAATTTTTTATTTCATATTTTTATGAATAACCATTAAAGCTTCATAAGCATAATGTGCAATTAATATTTCATGATCGCTTAACTCTTGTTTAGTTCGATTTATACAATCCTGGACTTTATCATGTTCTCCTAATTTCTCACACTGACTTAAAGCTAATAAACCATGTATAAGATGTATTACTTCTTGATTAGTTTTAATATTCATTTGTTTAAATCTTTTATATTTATGTTTGTTATTTTTAGTTGATTATTATATCTAACATTAAAAGAAATTATATTATGATCTTTAAATTGTGGTTTATTTATATATTGTCCAGTATGTGAAACAATAAAATCTTTTAATGCGTTTAAATCATTAATAATAGCTTTTTTAGACTTGTAGTCTCTTCCATAAGCTGGTAATAGTGTTAAGTTCATAATTTAATTAAATAGGTTTTAAGTTTAAAAGAAGTTTTTTGTACTTCATATATATATATTAACATATAATTAATATATAATCATATCATTAATTATCAAATATCTCCTATATCTTGAAGTCTTTCAAGTTCTTTTAATACTTTATCTGCCATATCATTTTCAGCTTTAAAAGCTTCTGCTACAAATTTTTCATCTAAATCCATTTCTTCTTTCATTCTATCTTTTCTATAATTTATTAAATAAATTAACCAGTTAATGCTTTCTTTATTCATAATTAACCTCTAATAATTTGTAAATGATCTCTAATAAATTTTATATCTTTTTCAATATCGGCCTTTAATACCTTTTTGGCCTTTAATGTTTTTAACCTCTCATCATCCTGGTTTACAATTTCTAGGATTGATTGTTTAATTTTTGAATCCATAACTAATTAATTTAATAAGGTTTAATGAAACTAAAATAAAATAGTTTCATAAAAGGATATTACTAATATCCCTTTAAGCAACTATTATTATTAAACTAAATATTCAAAAGGATCATCCAATATTTTAAATAACTCTTTTATTCTTTTTTTTAATTGGTTAATTTCCAGCTGGGATAATCGGCCTTTAAAGATATCTTCTATATCATCATCTAAATGAAAATCTAAACAATTCTTTTTTAAATCAAAAATAAACTGTTTAGCCTTCTCAGGACTTGTTAATTTTTTATTGAATTTCATAATTTTAATTTTCCTTATACATTTTATAAACTGATTTCTCCCAAACTTTTATAAATCTTTTTAACCATAAATTATTATTATGATTATCTTCAAAATAATAATCCTCTGCACAAGTTCGTTCATTTATGGGAACTTTATTTTTATCATAAAAATTTTCTAAAATTTTATTTAATAGATTTGTATGATGATATTTCATTGTTTTAATTCTCCTTTTCTTCTAAAGTTTCTTTTATTCCTTTTAATCCTATTGGTGTATCTTCCAATAATTGAAGATATTCATGAACTATTTCAAATAAATAATCTGTATCTTTTTCACATTCTTGCATGATCCTATTAGCTATATTATTTGTTTCACTAGCCCAACCATTATACAAATTAAATAATTCTCCATTGCACCATTTATATAATTCTTTCTCTATTGGTTCAATATTTTTATTTTCGTATATAGTTCTTTCTAATCCGACAGTAAATAAACCATTATTTAAAATTTCTAAATATCCACCATATCTATATATCCTTATTTTTTTTGTATCATCAAATAAGAATTCTTTACTTATTCCATATTTATCAGATATTTTAAATAATTCTCCTTCTTTTTCTAAATCTTCTTTTTTGACTTCAAAATAGTCTTTTTTCCATTCTTGGAAAGATAAATAACTGTTTGTTGTTTTCATTGTTTTAATTGAATAAATTGTTTTTTTTGTATAGGTTACTTGATATTACATATCCATATAAATCTTTTAAATTCTTTTCAATTTCCTTCTCATCCTTGCCAATATAATCATAAACTTTATCTTCTAAGTAAGAATGTAAAAAATAACAATTTCCATTCTCTAAGATTTCATGCCAACTTCCAAACGTAAAAACTCTAACATATTTTGTTCTCCCATCGCTTGTGTCTTGACTTTGTGAAATACAATCTATTGGAACTTCCATACTTTCCAATAAATCATAATTCTCTTTTATAAATGGAACATCATAATAATGATTCTTCCATTCTTCAAAACTTAATTTTTTCATAGGTTTAATTAAATAAGTGAATAAAAAAAGATAGAGGCTTTATTCCTCTATCTCTGTAATAGGTTTACTAATTTCTTCTTGCCTTATATCATCTTGTAACTTCTCTACCATATCCGAAACTCTAACATTAAATAATTTATCGAATAAAGTGTCATAGAAATCTTTTTTACTTGCACTACCTTTGATTTTATAATCATCAGTTGAAGTAATAGCTAATACAATTGTGTTGTATTCTTCAGCAATTAATAATTTAGGATTGTCCATTGTTTAATTAATAAAATAAAAGTTTGTTTATGATATGTATTATATATCATTTATTAAAGTCTGTGTGACCTGATTTCTTTCCTGTAAACTATTACCAAACTTTTCAGGATGGTCATTGCCAAGACTAGAAAGTAATATACACACTGTGAATACTAAGTAGAAAATAAATTGACTTTTCATTTGTTTAATTAATTTGTTTGAGTGTTTATTTTTGCTATTTACTTTTATTAGTCTTGTAAATAGCTTTTTCTTGTGTCGACTGTTTATTACCTAGAAAGATAATTGAAGTCTTACAAAGGATTTAAAGAAGTAATAAAACTAATTTATTCCTACCTATATTGTACCAAAAATCTAAGCATTTTAGTATACTAATTTAATAATAATCTATGAGTATTTTTACTTATTTTATTCTATGGGGTAGGGTTAGAAAATATTTTTTATTTTTTGCGTGCGTGGGTAACTTAAATATATTCTAGAGATCTTTATTGCTTAGGTTCTATGCGAATAGCAAGTTCTGGAGCTTGTATATTGACTGTTTCTACAGATTCACCTACAACCTTACCTAGAGAGTCTAGGATCTGCGCTGCTGTTTGAAGTTGACCTTTTGCTATTGCTTTGTTGAACAGACGCATACGCATGGCTTGTAGACGAGGGATCATTTTATCTCTTTCTTTAAGCCAATCTTCATCATTCCAGGCTTTAACTCTGCCCCAATCAGCCCAGGCTGTGGGTTCAGAGATACCTTCTCTTTTAGAATGTTCTATGACTAGTTGACGAGTAGTTTTACCTTCGAGTTGACGAGAATATAACCTTTGTGATCTTGCTTCTATAACTGCTCTTGAATTTGAGCCTCCTGTATATTTCTGAACACGGGGTTTGCGTTGAGGAACGGGTAGATCTAAATTTAGGTTGTTGTTGATGAAGGATTCAGCCACGAACTTGTTTTATAAGGGTGTTAATATTCCGATGATAGCTTTAAAAGTGTAAAATGCGAAAGAAAAAGAGTAATATTGTGAAAAAAGGTGTAAATGAGTCTTAATGAGATCAGTTTAAGGTATGCACAGGGGGAGGTGTTTAATAGTGATAAAAGATTTAGGGTGCTTGTGGCGGGTAGAAGATTTGGTAAATCATACCTTTCTTGTATAGAACTGTTGAGAGGAGCTATTAATAGGCCGAATGAGGTTTATTTCTATTGTGCTCCTACTTATAGGATGGCGAAGGATATTGCATGGAAGGAACTGAAAAGGTTGACTCCTAAAACGTGGGTTCAGAGTAAAAATGAGACTGATTTAAGGTTGGATTTGATTAATGGTTCAAGTATTGAGTTGAAAGGTACTGAAAATGCAATGGCATTGAGAGGTAGAAGTTTAGCTGGTGTTGTATTGGATGAAGCGGCATTTATGGATAGGGACGTTTGGGCTGAAGTTATAAGACCTGCATTGGCTGATAAACAGGGTTGGGCATTGTTTATTAGTACTCCTGATGGAACTGCGAGTTGGTTTTATGATATGTGGTGTTTTTGTGGGGAGAGGGAATGGGATGATTGGCAGAGATGGAGTTTTACTACAGTAGAGGGGGGTAATGTAGCAAAAGAAGAGGTTGAGGCTGCTAGAGGGCAATTAGATGCGAGGACTTTTAGACAGGAATTTGAGGCAAGTTTTGAAAATTTAACTGGTTTGGTAGCTGTAAGTTTTGCTGATGAAAATATTGATAAGGAATCAAAAGATTTATCAATGTTTCCCTTGTTAATTGGGTTAGATTTCAACGTAGATCCGATGGCTGGAATCTGTGCTGTAAAACATAACAATACACTATATGTCTTCGATGAAATCATGCTGACAGGAGGTGCTACTACTTGGGATTTTGCAGAGGAGGTTACGAGAAGATATGGAGTTGATCGTAGAATTATTGCCTGTCCTGACCCTACTGGAAGTGCAAGAAAGACGAGTGGAGTGGGTGTAACGGATCATACGATACTTAGAAGGTCTGGTTTTACTGTCATGAGTCCTAGAAGTCCCTGGAAGATCAGAGATAAGATTACTGCTGTCAATACTGCTCTATTTGATGCTAATGGCGAAAGGAGAACGCTTATACATCCTCGTTGTAAAGAATTGATAAAAGCACTTAGGACGTTAACTTATGCACCAAATACTGGATTACCTAATAAGAACCTGGGTGTAGATCATGCGTTTGATGCTTTTGGTTATCTTTGTTTGCAGCAGTTTAATTTGGCAAAACCTGAGACATTAGGGCAGACTGCGTTTAGAATATATTAAGTTACTCTTTTGTTTATGCCTTATCACACTGGAATGAAGAAAAAGAAAAAAAAGAAAAAAGGAGGTAAGAAACGTGGTGAATGTTCCTGTAGATGAAGAACTCTATGAAAGAGTAAAAAGAGCAGCAGAACGTAAGTTCCCTGTTTACCCTTCTGCCTATGCTAATGCTTGGCTTGTTCAAGAATACAAAAAACGTGGAGGAAAGTATAAAGTATTAAAGAAGAAACCAACTGCAAAAAAGAAATCTACTACGAAGAAAAAACCTACCACAAGAAAGAAAAGTGCCACAAAGAAGAAAAAGTAGTCCTAATCCAAGAGCCAAAGGTGGTTTGACACGTTGGTTTGAGGAGAATTGGGTTGATGTAAAAACTGGTAAACCTTGTGGTCGCTCTAAAGGTGAAAAACGTGGTTATCCTGCTTGTCGACCTAGTAAA